GAGAGGAGCGACCGTTCCCTCACGTACAGAAAAAATTCCCTCCTAGTAACAATCAAATGGAACCCCAAAGGGGCAAAAGGTTAATCAAATGGCGGGCGTAAAAGGGCGAAGCGGTGGCAAGCGGGAAGGGGCAGGGCGCAAAGCCGTAATAGTGCCCCTCGAAGACGTGCCCGCACGACCTGAACGCGTGACAAGCCCGAACGATGCGCAAGTCGCAAAGGTCGCGGCACGGGTGGCGAAAAGCATTGTGAAAGCCGAAGCGGTGAAGGTCGAAGCGCCAAGCGCACCAGACACGCAGCACCCCGCTTTCGACTCGCAGCAATTCGCCGACCCGAAAGATTTTCTCGCCTGGGTGATGAACAACCCCACCGCCGACGGCAAGGTGCGAGTGTCCGCGGCGGTCGCTTTGATGCCTTACACACACAAGAAAGTCGGCGAGCAAGGCAAGAAAGAACAAAAGCAAGAAGCGGCGGGCAAGGTGGCGAGCAAATTTGCGGCATCCGCGCCGCCTAAATTAGTAGTAAGCAATAAATAGCAATGCTCACTGAATATAGTACGGCGTGCATTGATTGGGCGGACAGGATTCGGAACGGGCAAAGCATAATCCCCCCGCCGATATTCCCCGACGAAGCGGAAGCCGCTATTTCTGTAATGCGGGAACTCCGAATAGTTGACGCCCCAGGAAGCCCGACAATGGGCGAAGCATGTGCCCCTTGGGTCTTCGACCTAGCCGCGGCGATATTCGGGTCTTACGACTCGCAAAGCGGTCGGCGGTTAATAAAAGAGGTCTTCGTACTTGTAAGCAAGAAAAACTCGAAGAGTACGGTCGCGGGGGCAATTATGCTTACGGCGCTAGTTAGAAACTGGCGGCAATCGGCACAATTTGCGATATTGAGCCCGACGGTAGAAGTCGCGACGAACTCGTTCACGCCCGCGAGAGACATGGTGTCTAAGGATGAAGACCTAGACACCCTTATGTTAGTTCAAGGGCATATCAAGACGATAACGCACCGTGAAAGCAACGCCACATTAAAAGTTTTAGCGGCGGATAGCAACACCGTCGGCGGGTTGAAAGCGGTCGGGGTGTTAGTGGACGAGTTGCATTTATTCGGCAAAGTTGCATCCGCCGAAAATATGTTCCGTGAAGCGTTTGGGGGGCTTGCATCGCGCCCCGAGGGTTTTATCATCTATCTGACGACGCAAAGCGACGAACCGCCCGAGGGTGTTTTTAAGCAGAAATTGCAGTACGCGAGAGACGTGCGCGACGGAAAAATACACGATCCTGGGTTTCTTCCTGTGATATTTGAGCACCCCGACGATATGGTCGCATCGGGCGAATGTTTAAAGCTCGAAAATATGTGGATGACAAATCCGAACATAGGTTATTCGGTAGACCAGGCGTTTCTAGAACGCGAGTATAGGAAAGCAGAGCAAGCGGGCGCCGAATCCTTGCGGGGGTTCATGGCGAAGCATGGCAACGTCGAAATCGGCATGAACTTACGGTCGAACCGTTGGGCGGGTGCCGATTTTTGGGAAGCGCAAGCGATTCCCGCGTTTAGCTTCGAAGATTTAATCGAGCGTTCCGAAATCGTTTCGCTTGGCGTCGACGGCGGCGGGCTCGATGACTTATTGGGCTTTGCGGCGGTCGGGCGGGAAAAGGCGACGGGCAAGTGGTTGCTTTGGGTGCGGGCTTGGGCTCACCCTTCAGTTTTAGAGCGTAGGAAATCCGAAGTCGCCAAGTTAAGCGACTTCGAAAAATTGGGCGAAGTGGTCTTCGTCGAGAACGTCGGCGACGACGTGGCAGAACTCGCAGCGCTCGCCGCCCAGGTGAAGAAAGCGGGCAAACTCGACAAAGTGGGCGTCGATCCGCACGGGCTCGGCGGCATTATCGACGCGCTCGAAAAAGAAGACATCACCCAGGAAAACGACGAAATAATCGGGGTTTCCCAGGGTTGGAAATTGACGGGCGCAATCAAGACGACCGAACGAAAACTCGCCGAGGGTGTTTTGCAGCACGGCGGCACGGGGCTTATGTCTTGGTGCGTAGGCAATGCGAAGACAACACCGCAAGGCAACGCAATCACGATCACAAAACAGGTTTCGGGCTCGGCAAAAATCGACCCACTAATGGCGACTTTTAACGCGGTGACTTTGATGTCGCTAAACCCGCACGCAAAAGCGCACACACAAACTTTCGTTACATTGGACTAAATGGAATATTTCGACGTAATTAACGCGACTAAGCACTGGCGCGGGGACGAAACACGCCCGAACGCCGCGAACGTCCGAAATTTGTCCTATAACGACGCCCAAGCGATGCTTGAAACGTTCGGTATTTCGCCAAGCGGCACAACCGTTACAGCGACGACCGCGATGCGGGTGTCGACGGTCGCCGCTTGCGTGGCTAAAATCTCGGGCGCGATTGTCTCAATGCGTCTTAACACGTTCCGCCATAACGGGGGCGACGTTCCCGAAATCGCCCCGCGCGATGATCTTTGGTACAAACTAAACGAACAACCGTCGGGCAATTACACCGCCGCCGCGTTTTGGGAAAGCACCCTAATTTCGATGTTATTGCGCGGCGACGCGTTCGCGTTAATCCGTCGCACCGCGAGCGGGCAAATACGCGAATTGTTGTTTTTACCCTGGGGCAGCGTTTCACCAGTTCGAACGAACGGCGAGGTTCGCTATTACGTGAACATGCCGACGCATAACATCAAATCGTGGTTCTCACCGTCCGAAATTTTACATTTTACGGGCTTGGGCTTCGACGATACGACCTTGCGCTCGATGTCGGTGATCCAATACGGCGCGCGCAATTCAATCGGCAACGCGCTTGCGATGTCCGAATACTCGGGCAAGTTCTTCGAAAACGGCGCGCATCCGTCGATTATTCTCGAAGCACCCGAGAAAATGGACGCCGACCAAATCAAATTATTGCAACAAGCGTTCGCGAATAAATACGCGGGGCTTTCAAATGCGCATCGCTTGCCCCTGGTACTGACCGAGGGATTAAAGGCAAATCAAATCAGCATTGACGCGAACGACGCGCAATTGATCGAAGGGCAGAAATTTACCGTTTTGGATATTTGCCGCGCGTTCGGCGTTCCTCCTCACCTTATCGGCGAGACAAGCGGGTCGACTTCCTGGGGCTCCGGTCTCGAAGCGCTCGGTCGCGGCTTTGTGCAATACACCTTGCAACCGTGGCTTATCAAGATCGAGCAAGAAATTAACCGCAAGTTATACCCGCGCGATACGGGCAAGTTTATCGAGTTCGACCGCGACGCTTTGATCGAGGGCGACTTGCAAGCCCAGGGTGAATATTTCCGCAAAGCGGTCGGCGGTAACGGCGCGGGCGACGGGTGGATGACGGTAAACGAAATACGCCGCCGCAAACGCCTAGCCCCGAAAGACGGCGGCGACACCCTTTTTAAATCGGTCGCGGCAGCGAAACCAGACAACGGGAACCCGACAAAATGAAACAAATGCACAAGCTATATGCGAGCAATAAAGCCCTAATCGGCAAGCCGCTTAATTTCACAAAGACGGCAACGAACGAAAAATCGTTCGACGCGTCGCTCTACATTTACGACGTGATCGATTCCTATTGGGGCGTCAATGCGCAAACGGTCGCCGAAGCGATCACCAGCGCCCAGGGTGCCGACACCTTGCACGTCTACATTAACACCCCAGGCGGTGACGTATTCGAAGCCCGCGCGATTATGGCGGCTTTGCGACGCTTTGACGGCAAGACCGCCGCACATATCGACTCGCTTTGCGCGAGTGCGGGAACGAGCATTGCGCTCGCTTGCGACACGGTGGAAATGTCCGAAGGCGCTATGTTTATGATCCACAACGCAAGCGGGGTCGCTTGGGGTGATAAGACAGAATTGCGCGAAACCGCCGACCTGTTGGAAAAAATTGAACTCGCAATCGTGAACGATTACACGACCAAGACAGGCAAACCCGCCGAGGAAATCGTCGCAATGATGGACGCCGAAACCTGGATGACAGCACAAGAAGCCCTCGACGGCGGTTTCGTCGATTCGATTGCGACAGGCAAGCAAGGCACCGCGAACGCGTGGAACTTGGCGGCGTACAAGAACGCACCGAAAGCGCCCGAGGTATCCCCCGAGAACAAAGCAACACCGCCCGAGGTGCCGACACCCGAGCAAGTAAGCGCGACTCAACACAATCAAAATCGATTACATCTAGCCCTAATTTAGAAGCGCTCTCGCGCAACGAATCCGCCGAAAGTCGGACACTTTCAAAACGAACCGCCGCAAGGCGGTTTTTTCATTTAATAGGAACCTGAAAAATGGATAATCTCCAAGCACTGCGCGAGAAAGTGGCAAATTTAGCGCGCCAAGCAAAAAATATTTTAGCCGACAAGGGCGATCAAATTTGGACGAAAGAAGACCAAGCCAATTACGACGGCTTACTCGACCAAATTAGCAACGCTAATTCTCAAATGAAAGCTATCGAGCAGCAACGCCATATCGAAGCCGACAATTTCTTCAAGGACGCAACAAACCAAGCGTCGAAGAAATCCGAAGGCTTGATCGACGTTAAAGACGCGATTGCCCTTTACATTCGCAACGGTTTCAACTTGGAAGGCGACAAGCTCCAAGCGGTGCGCAATGCGATGTCGACGACGACCACGACCGAGGGCGGCTTTACCGTTCCAAGTTTAATCGCGTCAATGGTGATCGACCGTTTGAAGGCATACGGCGCGATGCGTGACGTGGCGACGTTAATGCCGACTGACGGCGGCAACCCGTTAACGTTCCCGACCTCCGACGGCACCGCCGACGTAGGCGCGATTGTTGCACAGAACGCAGCAGCTAACGCCGCCGACATCGTGTTCGGCAATGTGTCTTTGAACCCGTTTTTCTACACGTCGAACAAAATCGCTTTGCCTTTGGAATTGATCCAAGACAGCGGCATCGACATCGTCGCTTATGTGATAGACCGTTTGGCGACACGTATCGCGCGTATTCAAAATACGCACTTTACAGTCGGCACAGGCACGACACAACCCGACGGCGTAATACCTCGCGCAACCCTAGGCAAAACAGGCACGACAGGGCAAACGGCGACGGTGATTTATGACGACTTGGTCGACTTGAAACACTCCGTCAATCGTGCATATCGCGGCAATGCTCGCTTTATGCTGAACGATTTGTCAATTGCGGTCGTTTCTAAGTTGAAAGACACGACAGGGCGCCCGATTTGGGAAACTAGCTTGGTGCAAGGTACTCCCGACACGTTGCTCGGCTTTGGCGTGGTGGTTAATGATGACATGGCGACAATGGCAGCAAACGCGAAATCTATTGCGTTTGGTGACTTCTCGAAATACTTCATTCGCGACGTGAACAACACAACGCAGATTCGCCGCTTCGACGACTCCGCGTTCGCGTTGAATAATCAAGTCGGTTTCTGCGGTTGGCAACGTTCGGGCGGTAATTTGCTCGACGTGCATGCCGTGAAATACTACGCAAACAGCGCGACGTAATTGTCGAGCTAAAAAGGAAAAGCGGGGCGCTTCGGTGTTCCGCTTTTTGTTTTTCTATCCCGCGAAATAAGGATAAAAAAGACCATGGCAACAACAGCACAAAAAGCCGCGGCGAAGCTCGCGCAAGAACAAGCAGCAGCAGAGAAAGCCGCCGCCGCCCAAGTGGCGAGCGCGGAACTAACCGCCGCCGCAACTAAAGCCGACGCAGAAAACGCACTAGGCGAAGGCGCCGAAGACACGGGCGAAACAGTCGACGCGGTTTGCTTGCGCGATTGCGATTTCGGTTCGGCGGGTGAATTGGTGGCATTGACCGCCCGCGAAATCCAAGTCGGCAAAGCGCAAGGCGCAATCGACGACCACGACGACGCGGTCGCTTACGCTCGCAAAGCTATCGAAGCAAAAGGCGAATAATGTTAACGAAACGAATCACAGCACCGACCGCGCTCGCGGTGTCTCTCGCCGACGCGAAAGTCGCTTTGCGCGTCAACGGCTCGGCGCTTGATTCGATAGTCGACGCCTGGGTGCGCGCAATCACCGAACATGCCGAACATTTGACGGGGCGTTCGGTGATGCAGCAAACCTGGCAAGCGCTTTGCGAGTCGTTCGACGACCTCGGTCGGCTCCCGCGTTTGCCGATTGTCTCGGTGTCGTCCGTGCGCTATTACGACACGACGAACACTTTGCAAACCCTCGACCCGTCTAATTATTCGCTTTATACGACCGAGTATTTCGCGACGATCCGCACTTTCGGCGAGTTTCCCGAGACCTTTGAGCGTGACGACGCGGTGATCGTTGAATACGTTGCGGGCTATGGCACCAGCGACACAGCGACACCCTCGGCGATGAAGGCTTACATTTTAGCGAAGTTGGTCGAGGTATTCGACTCGAGCAACCCGCCCGCAGTAAAAAACAGTTTTGTCGACGGCATTTTGGCGCGTTTAAAGGTTTCCGAATTATGACCTTTGCGCAAACCCTAAACGACCTGGTAACGATCCAGCAACCAGGCACGACGCGCGACGCGCTCGGGCAAGAAGTTGTCGGCGATTGGGTGCCGCTCGATGCGGACGTTTGGGCGAATGTTAAGTATTTAAACGGCTTGCAAACGATCAAAGCAGACGCGCAAACGTCGGTCGTGAAGGTGTCGATTCGCTTGCGCTATCGCACCGACATCGAAGCGGGTATGCGCGCGGTCTTCGGGTCGACGGTGTTCGAAATCGATGCGGTATTGCCCGACAGTCGAAAAGTTTATGTCGATCTAGTTTGCAAGGTGGTCGCGTGATTACGATCAAATTTGACACCGCGGCTTTGCAAGCGAACCTCGAAAAGTTCGCCGACGAGGTGGTCGACAAAGCGTTGCGCCCCGCGGCGTTCGCAGCGTCAAAAGTGATTTACAGCGAATTAAATTTGCGCGTTCCGGTTAAAACGGGGCGTTTAAAAAGTGCGCTTTACCAGTACCACAACGAAAAACAATCGGTTAACGGCGCGCAGGTGTACTCCATCGGCGTGAATAAGAAAAAAGCCCCTCATTGGCACTTTGCCGAGCTAGGCACGAAAAGAACACCCGCGAAACCTTTTATCGCGCCGACTTACGACGCGAAGATCGTCGAAGCGATGGACGCGGCACGTAAACGCCTGGGCGAGAAATTGGAAGATATAAAAAATGGTCGAAGCTAGTATTTACGCCGCGCTCTCGGGCTTGGTGGCGAGTCGAGTGTTCCCCGACGTGGCACCCGAGGGCACTCAAATGCCCTACATCACCTATCAACAGACAGGCGGGAAGCCCGTCAATTTTGTAGGTGCCGAGTTCTCAGATAAGAAAAACGCCCGTTTCATGGTGAAAGTTTGGGCGGCAACCCGCGCGGAAGCTTCGACACTAGCGCGGCAGGTCGAAAACATCATGGTCGCCGCGCCGCTCCTCGCGAAAATTGAATCGGGCGTCGTCGCCGATTATGACGAGACAACGAACGCCCGCGGAACGATTCAAGATTTTTCTTTGTGGTCTTAACAGCTTAACGATTTACGAAAGCCGCCTTTTTTGGGCGGCTTTTTTATTTGCCCTTTCGGGCGCAACAACTTGCCGCCTTCGGGCGGCTTTTTCATTCCTTGAAAGGAAATAAAAATGGCAGTTTCATTACCGAATGGCGTTGTGCTCGCAATCGCGACCGCATACGCTGGCAATCTCACAGTGACCGCAGCGTCGAACGCCGCCGAAGCGGTTTTAACAGTAACGAACACCCTCGCGAACGGTGATTATTTCGAGTTCGTTAGCGGTTGGTCTAGCGCGAATAATCGTGTGTTCCGCGCCAAATCAGTGACGGGCACAACCATCGTCGCCGAAGGTCTCGACACGACGAACGTCGTTTCGTTCCCGACAGGTTCGGGCACCGGAACAATCCGCAAAATCAACACTTGGACGCAAATCACTCAAATCATCGGTTGCACAAGTTCCGGTGGCGATCCGCAGTATCAAACTTTCTCGTTCTTGGAACAAAATTTTGATAGCCAAATCCCGACAACAACTAGCGCGCAATCCCTGGCGTTGGAAATTGCCGACGATCCGACTTTGGCGGGCTATCAAGCATTGAAAACGACCGCGCAATCTCGCGCGGTGACGGCTTTGCGCGCGTCAATGCCCGCGGGCGGCGTGATTTTGTACAACGGCATTTTTGCATTCGACGAAACGCCGTCGATGACAAAAGGCAATTTGATGTCGGTAAAAGCCGGTATCGCGTTGCAAGGTCGTCCGAACCGTTACGCGTCTTAATCCGAGCTAAGCGCTCAACCCTGGCACTGACTCGTCGGTGTCTTCCTTTCGCGGGAAGCACCGACGGGCACAGGCTTTTTTAACTATCTCGCGAAAGATAAATACCATGGCAAATCAAAAATTTAAATTCGGCGCACAACCGAAAGACTTCAAACGCACAATCACTTTGCACACGGTCGACGACAAAGCCCTCGACCTCGAAGTGACTTACCAATACCGCACCAAAAAAGAGTTTGCAGAACTCGCCGACGAAGGCATCAAGCGCGCGAAAGCCGATTTCGAAGCAAGCCGCGGCGACGATAACAGTTCTATCGAATCGATGTCTGATTCGTTTTGGTCTGAACTCTACGAGAAATCAGGCAAGAACAGCGCCGAGCACGTTTTGAAAATCGCGAAGGGTTGGGACATCGAAGACGACTTAAGCAAAGAAAACTTAATGCGTTTGGAAAACGAGTTCCCAGGCTCGCTGAAAGCAATTTCAAGCACCTACGCGAACGCGGTCGCCGAGGAACGCATAAAAAACTAGAAGCACTCGCGGAAAAGTTCTACACGAAAGACCCCACCGACGCAGAACTCGCCGAAGCGGGGTTAACGCGTGAAGATTTCGCGAGTGAGATTTTAGAAGTTTTTCCCGACAACGAAACAGCGTTTTCGGTTTTTTGTTCGCTCTCTACCCAATGGCGGACAGCGTTTCAAGGTTACATCGGACTCGATTACAACGTGTTATTCGCAAGGCTCGACCGCATGAAGCTAGACGCGGACGAGCGCAACGAACTCGAAAGCGATGTTTCGACACTAGAACGCGCAGCACTTCATTTTTTAAATAAGCCCGCCGACTAGCGGGCTTTTTCTTTATTCAAGGTTAACCATGTCCGATAAGTTAAGCGCAACGATTGAGGTTGGTCTCGACGGCTCGAAGGTGCAAGAAGGCGTCGCACCTATAGCGCGAACAATCGACAACTTATCGCAAGTAGCCAAAAGAGCGAATAAAGAAACCGCCGACAGCCTCGGCAACGTCGGCGAAGCGGGCGCCGCAGCGGCGACGAAGATCGACCGCGCAACAAACAACATGATCGGCTCCATTCAACGCACGACGGCGGCGATGGAATCGGGTTCGAAGTCGAGCGCAAAATATTTCGAAGTATTGGCACAACAGCGCGGCATCAATGCCGACGTACTCCGCCCGTACTTGGAACAATTGAAAGCCGTCGAAGGTGCGCAAAAAAGCGTCGGCATATCAGCAGCACAAACCGCCGCCGCGATGCGCAACGTTCCCGCGCAATTTACCGACATTGTGACGAGCATTCAGGGCGGGCAAAAACCCCTCACTGTATTTTTGCAACAAGGCGGACAGTTAAAAGATATGTTCGGCGGGGCAGGCAACGCCGCCCGCGCAATGGGTTCTTATCTCGTCGGCTTAATCAACCCGATTACCGCGGCGGGTGCAGCAGTCGCCGCGCTTGGGTACGCCTATTCGCAATCGAACGAACAATCGCAAGCATTCGCGAAGTCGATTATCTTAAGCGGCAACGCAGCGGGCACGACAACCGACCAACTTATGACCGCCGCGCAGCGAATTAGCGACGTGGGCATCGGCTCGCAATCACTCGCCGCGGAAGCGTTAAACGGCTTGGTATCGTCGGGCAAGGTCTCCATGTCGGTGTTAGACGATGCAGCGCGGGCAGCGATCAAAGGGCAACAACTTCTCGGGCTCGCGGTCGAGGACACCGTCAAGGCGTTTTCAGACTTAGGCAAAAGCCCGACAAAATCAATCGAAGCGCTCAACGAAAAATATCGATTCTTAACGCTCGAAATTTACGAGCAAATCAAAGCACTAGAAGACCAAGGCAAGAAGGCGGACGCCGCTCGCCTGGCGCAAGAGACTTACGCGAACGCGTTGGTGAACCAAGCGGGCAAAGTAAGCGAAACGCTCACCGATTGGGAACGCGGATGGATTCGCATCAAAACAGCGACATCGGACGCGCTCGACGCAGCAAAGCGAGTTTTCGACGATCCGACCGCCGACCAAAAAATCGCAAAGCTATTCAAGCAACGCGAGCAATTCGAGAAGCTTAAGAAAGACGCGGAAGCGAACGGCGACACGACCCTCTCCGCCCGTTATCAAGTCGAGCTCGACCAAAACGAGCGAATGATCCGCATTTTGCGCTCGAAAGTCGACGCGAGAAAAGAGGAAGCGAAAGCCCAGGAAGCCGCGAACAAGCAAGTTCAAGCGGGTATCGAGTGGGGCGGGGTGGTCGAAAAGAACTTAAGCAAAGAGGAAAAACTCCGTCGCGAAATCGCCAAGGTGCGCGCCGCGGGTATCGCCGCGGGGGTGGGCGAAAAAGAAATCGAAGAACAAATCGCGATCATTCGCAAGAGCGGCGTGGAAAAGGCACTGAAAGCCGCCGAGGATCAATCGCTCGCCTGGCAAGTTCGCAAAGCCGAATATAAAGCCATGGGTGACGCTGAAAAGCGGATAAACGAAGAACTCACCAAATCACACACGGCTTACGCCGACGCGGTGAAGAAAAACACAAAAGACATAATTACGGGCTTTACCGACCAATTACAAGCCGAAAACCGCTTGAAATCGTCGCTCGACGATTGGGCGCGTGGATACCAGGAAAGCGCGGAACTTGCAAAGCTCGAATTGTCTTTGCTTGGGCAGTCGTCGACCGAACGCGCGACGGCGCTTGCGCAATACAAAATCGAACTCGAATTGCAAAAGCAACTCGCAGCAATCGAAAACGAACGCGCATTGAACAAAATCTCTAGCGCGGGTGCAAATGAAGCGAAGCTAAAAGCGGAACAAATCGCCGCGGACGCAAAGAACCTCGCGGGCATCAAAGCGCAACAAGAGACCTGGACTAATTTTTATACCGATATTTACAACGGCTTAAGCGACTCGCTTTATCGCGGTTTCGAAGCGGGCAAAGGCTTTTTCGAAAGCTTTTGGGGCGGCATCAAAAATCTATTCAAAACGACCGTTTTAAAACTTGCAATTCAAGGTGTTTTGACTGGCGTTATTGGTGGCATCGCGGGCAACGCGAGCGCGGCGACGAACCCGCTAGGGCAAGCATTTAACGCAATCTCGACGGGCAAGTCGTTATGGGAAGGTTTCGCGGCGGCGGGCGCGGCATCGTCGGGCACTTTTACGTCGTTTGCAATGAGTTCGCTCGGGCAATCGCTCGGTCTAAGTTCCGCAACGACAGCGAGCGCATTAACCGCGGAAGCGGCGGCGCTGACGGGCAGCACGTTAGGCACGGCATCTTCGGGCACCGTGGCACTCACGGGCGCGGGTTCGACAGGTGCGTCGATTGCGGGCGCAATGCCCTACGTTGCCGCGGCGATTGCGGCTTTCCAGGGTATGAAGGCGATCAACGGCGAGTATCGGCTTAACGGGGTGTCGGCGGACGCTGGCGCGGCGATCTTCGGTATCGCCCCGCGGCTTTTCGGCATGAAAGAAAAAGAGTTCGGCGGGCAAACCGTAACGGGCACCCTCGGCACCGACAACCTAATGCGCAATCAACCGTGGACGCAGCAGGGCGGTTTGTTCCGCTCCGACCGCTCCGACGTGTGGTCGTACGGCTTGAAAGACTCCGTCGCAACGACCCGCGACGGCAAGTCGTACACCGACACCGCAAGCTTAACCAGCGATAAGGAACTTCTCAAGCTATTAAACGGCAGCTACGACGCGGTTAAAACCGCCGCCGCGGACTTCGCAAAATCCCTCGGATTGAACGCGGACGAAATCGCAAAGCGTAACGACTCGATAAATTTAACACTCGGCAAAACGCAAGAAGAAACCGAGAAAGCCCTCGCGGGGGTGTTTGGGGGAATTGCCGATTTAATCGCGGCGGATTTAATCCCGAATATCGCATCGCTACGAAAAGAAGGCGAGACATCGGCGGCGGCAATGGCTCGCCTAGCGACGGGGCTTGTCGGGGTTAATCAGACAATTTCCGCAATCGGTCTCGAAAAACTATCGACTAGCGTCGTCGGTGCGGGTGATGCACAACGCTTAATCGAATTGTCGGGCGGCTTTGATAAGTTCTTATCGGGCGCGTCGTTCTTCGCTGAAAACTTCTTGTCGGAAGCCGAGAAGATGAAGCCCGCCGTCGACATCGTCGCCGAAACAATGGCACGACTTGGCAAATCCACCGTCGACACCGTGCCCGAGTTTAAAAACTTGGTGCAATCGCTCGATTTGTCGACCGAGTCCGGTGCGAAAATGTATGCGGAACTTATCGCAATCGCGCCGCAATTTAAAGCGGTGACAGACTACACCGCGAGCCTAAACGGTGTTCTCGTCGAAACAGGAACAACGATCAAGCAAGCGGCGGACGTCGCTCGCGAACGCGCAAACCTCGAAGAACAATTAAACGCATTAACCGACACAGGTGCGCAAGCGCTTGCACGTCAACGCGAAGCCCTGGACGCATCGAATCGCGGCATTTTCGACCAAATCCAAGCGCTCACCATGCAACGCCAAGCCGAGGAAGCGGCAGCGCAAAGAGCGGCACAGGTGGCGCAAGAGCGCACGGCTTTGCAAGATCAATTTAACGCGCTTACCGAAACCGCCGCGCAATCCCTCGAACGTCAACGCGCAGCGCTTGACGAATCGAACCGCGGGATTTTCGACCAAATCCAAGCACTAAAAGAAAAGCAAGACGCCGAACAACAAATCGCGGCAATTCAAAAAGCGGCGAGCGACGAGCGTTTGGCTTTGACATCGCAACTAAACGAATTGACGATGACGAGCGAACAGCGATTGCAAGCGCAACGCTTCGCGCTCGAACAAACGAACGTCGCGATTTTCGACCAAATCCAGGCATTGACCGCGCAGAAAGCCGCCGAGGAAGCCGCAGCGCAACGGGCGGCACAAATCGCGCAAGAGCGCACCGGATTGCAAGACCAACTTAACGGATTGACCGACACCGCCGCGCAAGCCCTAAACCGCCAACGCGAAGCGCTAGACGAATCGAATCGCGGTATCTTCGACCAAATCCAAGCGCTCGGCGCACAGAAACAAGCCGAGGAAGCAGCGGCGCAAAAATCCGCCCAGGTGGCGCAACAACGTTCGGGCTTGCAAGAGCAACTTAACGCACTCACCGACACCGCCGCGCAATCACTCGAACGTCAACGCGCGGCGCTCGACGCTTCTAACGTGGCATTGTTCGACCAAATCCAAGCGCTATCGGCACAAAAAGCCGCCGAGGAAGCCGCGGCGCAACGTATTGCCCAGGTGTCACAAGAACGCGCAGCACTCCAAGCGCAACTAAACACATTGACCGACACCGCAGCGCAAGCTCTGAACCGCCAACGCGAAGCCCTGGACGAATCGAACCGCGGGATTTTCGACCAAATTCAAGCGCTCGGTGCGCAGAAACAAGCCGAGGAAGCAGCGGCGCAGAAATCCGCCCAGGTGGCACAAGAGCGCGCGAGCTTACAAGACCAACTTAACGCGCTCACCGACACCGCAGCGCAAGCCCTGAACCGCCAACGCGAAGCCCTGGACGCATCGAACCGCGGTATCTTCGACCAAGTGCAAGCCCTCGTCGCGCAGAAACAAGCCGAGGAAGCGGCAGCGCAACAAGCCGCGGCGGCAACGCAAAAGGCGACCCAAATCGCCCAAGAGCGAATCGCACTTCAAGACCAACTTAACGCATTGACCGACAGCGCGGCGCAAGCGCTCGCACGTCAACGCGAAGCCCTAGACGCATCGAATCAAGGTATTTTCGACCAAATCCAAGCGCTATCGGCTCAAAAGCAAGCCCAGGAAGCCGCAACGCAGAAAGCCGCGCAAGTAGCCCAGGAACGCGGCGCGTTGCAAGACCAACTTAACGCGATCACCGACACCGCGGCGCAATCCCTGAACCGTCAACGCGCAGCGCTCGACGCTTCTAACGTCGCGATATTCGACCAAATCCAGGCATTGACCGCGCAACGCCAAGCCGAGGAAGCCGCGACACAAAAGGCGGCGCAAATCGCCCAGGAACGCGGCACCCTTCAAGACCAACTTAACGCGCTCACCGACACCGCGGCGCAAGCGTTATCGCGCCAACGCGAAGCGCTCGACGCTTCTAATCGCGGGATATTCGACCAAGTGCAAGCGCTATCGGCACAGAAAGCCGCCGAGGAAGCCGCAGCACAGCGCGCCGCCCAGGTGTCGCAAGAGCGCGGCGCATTGCAAGACCAACTTAACGCACTCACCGACACCGCAACCCAAGCGCTCGCACGTCAACGCGAAGCCCTAGACGCATCGAATCAAGGCATTTTCGATCAAATCCAAGCACTAAGCGCGCAACGCCAAGCCGAGGAAGCCGCGGCACAAAGAGCGGCACAGGTGGCGCAAGAGCGCGTCGATTTGCAAGACCAACTCGCCGCATTGACAGGTGATTCCGCGCAAGCGCTCGCCCGTCAACGCGAAGCGCTCGACGCATCGAACCGCGGGATTTTCGACCAAATCCAAGCGCTATCGGCTCAAAAGCAAGCCCAAGAGCAAGCACTCGCCGCGCAGAAACAAGCGCAAGAGGAAGCCGCGCAACGGGCGGCGCAAATCGCCCAGGAACGGGCGGCGTTGCAAGACAGAATCAACGGACTGACCGACACCGCAGCGCAAGCGCTAGAACGCCAACGCGCAGCGCTCGACGCTTCTAACCAAGGGCTATTCGACCAAGTGCAAGCGCTCACCGCGCAGCGCCAAGCCGAGGAAGCCGCGACGCAAAAAGCCGCCCAGGTCGCGCAAGAACGTTTGTCTTTACAAGACCAACTTAACGGCATGACGGGCACCGCGACCGAAGCGCTTGCGCGTCAACGTGAAGCACTGGACGCATCGAATCGCGGTATCTTCGACCAAATCCAAGCGCTAAGCGCACAGCGCCAAGCCGAGGAAGCAGCAGCACAAAAAGCGGCACAGGTGGCACAAGAACGCGGCACCTTACAAGACCAACTTAACGGATTAACTGACACCGCAGCGCAAGCGCTCGCACGTCAACGCGACGCGCTCGACGCTTCTAACCGTGGGATATTCGACCAAATCCAAGCGCTATCGGCACAGAAACAAGCCGAGGACGCAGCAGCGCAACAAGCGGCACAAAAGGCGACCCAAATCGCGCAAGAGCGCACGGCTTTGCAAGATCAACTTAACGCACTCACCGACACCGCAGTCGACGCGCTCGCACGTCAACGCGCAGCACTGGACGCGTCGAATCAAGGCATTTTCGACCAAATCCAAGCGCTCGGTGCGCAGAAACAAGCCGAGGAAGCCGCCGCGCAGAAAGCCGCCCAAGTTGCGCAAGAACGCACGGGGTTGCAAGACAGACTTAACGGCTTGACGGATTCGTCGACGCAAGCACTAGAACGCCAACGCGCAGCACTTGACGAATCGAACCGCGGCATTTTCGACCAAATCCAGGCATTGACCGCACAGCGCCAAGCCGAGGAAGCGGCGGCGCAACGCACATCGCAAATCGCACAAGAGCGCACCGGATTGCAAGAGCAACTTAACGCGCTCACCGACACCGCGGCGCAAGCCCTCACCCGCCAACGTGAAGCGCTCGACGCATCGAATCAAGGCATTTTCGATCAAATACAAGCGATCAACGCGCAACGCCAAGCCGAAGCCGCAGCGGCGCAAAAAGCCGCCCAGGTGGCACAGGAACGCGCGGGGCTCCAAGACCAACTTAACGGCTTGACCGACTCGGCGGTGCAAGCGCTTGCCCGTCAACGCGCCGCACTCGACGAATCGAATCGTTCGATCTTCGACCAAATCGTCGCGATCCGCAACCAGCAACAAGCCGCCGAAGACGCGAAGCAAGCAACACAAGAAGCGCTCGGCGCGGTGCAAAAAGCGATTGACACAGAACGCACCCGCGTTTCGGTAATAAAGCAAGCCGCGCAAGAATCGGTGAACAGCATTAAAGGCGTGTTCGGGGTGTTGGGCGATCAAATCGATTCGATTTACAACTCGGTCGACAGCACCAAAGCTTTGCAAGCGATTGCGGGCAATGCGTTCTTAGACAACGCCCTCGCCAACGCAAAAGCGACGGGCTATCTACCCGAACAAAACCAACTCGCGAGCGCGATTGCAGCGGTGCGCAACGGCATCGCGTCGACAGAGTACACGACGCAATTCGAAGCCGACCGCGCCGCGCTAGTTATGGCGGGCAAGTTAAGCCAATTGCAGGAAATCGCGGTGCCGCAACTAAACGCCGCCGAACAAGCGCTCGCGGTCGCAAACCAGCAACTAGCAACACTCGACGCGCAAGAAGCACTTGCGAAGCAACAAGTCGACGCGATTAACGGCGTGAACAATAGCGTTTTGTCGGTGCAAACCGCATTAAACAACCTCGCCGCCGCAATCCAAGGTCGAACACCCGCAGCGTCGCCAAATCTCACCGCAACACCAGCGACGACAACATCTTTCGACGCGCCCGTGACGGCGACCTTGAATTTGCAAAACGCACGACTCGAATCGCTCGTCGAATCGCTCACCGCGGAAGTTCAACGCCTTCAAGAAATCGGCGCGATTGGCAACCAAAACACCCGCCGCATCGGCGACGCGGTTAACGGCAACTCCGACGCACCAATGCGCGTAACAGTCGAGGACTAAAAACGAATGAATATTATTTTACCGATTGAAATCACAAGCGCGATGATTGGGGCGGGCACGACCATCGCCGAACCAGCAGCGGGCGAAACGGCTTGGGTGTCGGCGGGTTCGTATGCTTTGGGTGACTTGCGCATTCGCACCACGACGCACCGCGTCTATGAGTGTGTGCAAGTACACACGGGGCGCGTCGCGTTACCCGAGAACGATCCGCTCTATTGGAAAGACAAAGCCCCGACGCAGCGTTTCGCGCCGTTCGATTATTACAAATCGACCGCAGCGAAAGCGACGGGCTCGCTGTCCTTCGTTTTGTCGCCTGGCTTTTTCAATTCCGCCGCGCTTTACGGGCTAACGGGTGACACTTTGACGGTGACACTCAAAGACGCACCAGGCGGCACGACGATTTATTCGAACACTTTCGATTTGACCGAACCGCCCGTCGGTTGGTACGAATATCTATTCTCGCCGCGCAAGGTGATCGACCGCGTGATTCTCAAAGATTTGCCGATTCGCCCGACCGCCGAGCTAACACTAACAATCACCGCGGGCGGCGGTGCCGACGTGGGTGTCGGCATGATTAACGTCGGCGATTACACCTCGCTTTTGGGCGAAGGCACTTGGGGCGGTGCGTTACCTGGTACGAGTGCCGAACCTTATTCGAACAGCTCGATAAAAACGAACACCGACGGCACGACGGAAATCGTCCGCCGAAACAACGGAACGAACATGCGCGCAGTTATCGCGATTCCCCGCGACCAAGCCGACCAAGCGCTTTTCAAATTGCAATCGGTTCTCGATGTTCCCGCAAGTTTTATCGCGTCCGACGCCGCGGGTTTCGCGGGGCTTAACGTGTTTGGGATTTGCTCGGCTTCGGTCGGGTACGACGGTTTTAATCATGCGAGCATAAATTTAAACGTTCGCGGCTTCATTTAAAGGAAATTTAAAAATGGCAGTTACAACACCCCCAAGCGTCGCAACGCTACCAGCGGCACCCGACCCGTCGAACCGCGCAACGTTTAACACCCTTGCATATAATTGGTCGAACGCGTTGCCGACTTTCCGCACCGAGCTTGTCGGGCTTGCCGCGAACGTGTACGGCAACGCGGTCGACGCCGCCGCGAGCGCTACGAGTGCAGCGGATCAAGTTGCACTAGCGGCAACCAGCGCCGATAACGCGTTAATAAGTGAAACGAACGCCGCCGCGAGCGCCGATAACGCGTTAATAAGTGAAACGAACGCCGCCGCGAGCGCGCTAACAGCAGTAAGCGCACCAGGCACTAGCGCAACAAGCACGACTAGCGTCGCGGTCGGTCTTGGGTCTAAGTCGCTGACCGTCGAAACCGGAAAAATGCTAACGGTGGGCGCATCGGTCAAGATTGCAAGCACCGCGACCCCGACGACTTGGATGCACGGGGACATCACCGCGTACAACAGTGGCACGGGTGCGCTAGTCGTCAACGTGACGACGATCAACGGGTCGGGCACGTTGGCGGCTTGGACTGTTTCGCTAAGTGCCCCCGCGGGCGTTTCGACATACCCAAAACAAGCAATTTCGGACAAAACAGCGGCTTACACTTTAGTCGCGGGCGATCACGCGACAACGATCCGCACCACGTCGGGTACTGGCGACATTACGCTTCTTGCGAGTGCAACGGCGGGCGTCGGCTTTATTTTCAACTACGTCAATGAAACGACAGTTGTTCGAAACGTAATTCGTGCTGGCACTGATACATTTCAAGGTGGCGAAAGTTCGATTGCGGTGCCGCCTGGCTCCTCTGTGACGATTACGTGCGCGACCGCATCGGCGTCGGGCAAATGGAAAATATTAAGCCGCTCCGCGACGGGCAGCGGCGGAAACTCCGTTGCGCTTAACCAGGGCGTCGCGTCGGGGTCTGGCTCGATTGCAATCGGCGGAAGCAGCACCGCGACCGCGTCGGCTCTTGGCGCTATCGCGATAGGCGCGGGCACCGCGAGCAATTCAAACGCGATTAGCATCGGCAACGGCACCGCGGGCGGGCTTAGTTCGGTCAATGTAGGTGGGCAAAGCGCATCGGCGGCAAACGCCGTCGCTATTGGGGTGGGTTCTAACGCTACGGGTATGGAATCGGTTGCGATTGGTAATAACACCGCAAACGCGCAACGGGCATTCGCAATCGGGTCTTATGCACTCGCGGACTTCGCGGGTAAATTTGCGCACGGTTCCTATTCCGCAAGGGGCGCGGGTAGTGGTTGGTCGCAATACGCTCGCACCGTTTTGTCGGCAAGTGCTACGGCAATCAATACAAACTACACACTAACATCGGACGGGAACGCGGTCGGGGCGTCGAACATTATTAACGTGCCTTTGTCTCGTTTGGTTACTTTCACAGCGACAGTGTCGGCGGGTCGGCTCGCGACTTTAGGAACCGAGTCGGCAGGGTGGGAAGTGAAAGGCGTAATTCGCCGCGGTAATACCGGAAACGTCGCGTTTGTTGGTACGCCAACGGTCACAAGTTTAGGCGGCACGGTGCCGACAGGTTGGACGCTCACCGCGACAGCAGACACGACAAACCAAGGGCTTGCGTTGGTTTTTAATATGGGCGCCACGGCAATGACAAACGTGTATGTAAGCGCGGCGGTGCATGCGTCCGAAGTCGCGATTTAATTTAACGATATAAAGGAAAAAAAATCATGGCAGATTACAACCAAACCGACGTCTCGGGCAAAAGCTGGCAGCGTTGCAACCAGGTACTAATTAGCAACCCGCGACACGGCGCGCCAATGGTGCGGCTAAGCGAAGAAGTTATCGTCGTCGCTGGCGACAAAGAGTTCGCCGAGTCTTTGCCCGGCATCCATTTCGAATTTGATCCAAACATCGTTATTCAAATGCGCAACCCCGAAACGGGCGAGGTGATCCCAGGGGCGACAATGACGGGCTTGCAAGTCTATGCGGCAATGTTCTCGCTTTATATTCAAAAAGCACAAGAGCGCGACGCACTAATCGCACCTTAAACCGCCGACGGGGATAACTAAACATGACACCAAAAGAGCGCCAAGAATTTATCGCCGACATCGCGCAAGCGCTCCGAGCGAACACCCCGTCGCTGTCCGAGGACGAAATGCAATGGGTAAAACTCGCAATTAAGCGCGAAGCGCAAAGCGTAAAGCTTCGCCAAGCGATCATCGAAAAAACATTATCGGCGCTCGTGCTCGTTGTTTTTGCCTGGGCGGGTTCGGTCTTGCTCGAATGGGCGAAAGCGCACGGTTTTAAACCTTGATACTTTCGCCGTCTTTGGATCCAAAAGAAAGACACTAAAAGGAACGCAAAATGCTACTTTCTATTTTATCCGCCCTCGGGGGCGGGCTTCTTCGTTTGTTGCCTGAAATTCTGAACTTGCTACACAAGAAAGAGGACAACACGCACGAACTAAAAATGCTCGACAAGCAATTTCAACTCGAACAGCTACGCAGCGACAACAAGGTGCGCGAAATCGAGGTGCAAGGCAATTTCGACCAGGTAATCGCCTTACTCGAAGCGCAAAAAACCGCGCTTCAAGGGCAAATGCAAAAGACGGGTGTTCGTATCGTCGACGCGTTAAATTTCCTCGTTCGTCCGGTCGTGACTTACGTTTTGCTCTCCCTTTATGTGTTGCACAAATTGGGCGGCGCGGTAATGCTTTACGCGACGGGCTCGTCGTTGTCGTCGGTGTTCGTGCAAATCTATTCACCCGACGATTTCGCTTTGCTCTCGGGCGTCTTGGCGTTTTGGTTCGTCGGTCGCGTTTTCGACAAAGTAAATAAATGAACACCCTCGACCAAGCGTTCGCCTTCGTCGCTAAGTTCGAAGGGTGCCGCCTTCGGGCGTATCAAGACATCGTCGGCGTTTGGACGATAGGGCACGGCGAAACGCTCGGCGTCGTGCCTGGCATGGTCTGGACGCAGGAACAAGCCGATAGCGCTTTGCGCCGTCGACTAATTTATTTTATGTCGGGGGTCTTGGCGCGTTGCCCTGGGCTTTCAGGAAATCGCCTAGTCGCTTGCGTGTCACTCGCCTATAACATCGGGCTTGGTGCGTTCGGGGCTTCGTCGGTTTGCCGACTCGCGAAGCGCGGCGAGTTCAACGCCGCGGCGGAAAAGTTTTTGCTTTGGAACAAGGCGGGCGGGCGGGCGGTTCGCGGCTTAACGATCCGCCGCACCGCCGAGCGCGACTTGTTTTTGATCCCCTAAATTTGCGGAAGATGCGGCGAAATAGGTTAAATTTGTGGGGCTTGCTTCTACTTGTGAAATTCCGCAAAAGTGTCTTAAGCCGTTGTTTTATATCACTTCCCGCCGTGGATTGTGATTCCTGTTGTCGTGGGTTCGAGCCCCATCGTCCACCCCAATATAATCAATGACTTAGCCCACTTTCGAGTGGGCTTTTTCATTTTTGCGGAAGATAAAAAGCACTTTTGCGGAAGATGATTTTATAAAATCGTTGTCTAATTAACTAACGACGCCACTTTTCGCTAATGCTTTGCGTATTCCTTCGCTTACATTTCCTTCACCAAGCTTTGCGGCAATCTCCAAGCTCTTTGCGTCAAGATACACGTTAACGCGCTTGCCTTCTTCCATTTGCTTTTGGAATCCGCGTTTATTTTTTTCCGATTTATTCATTTTCTTAATACCGCTTTTATTATTTTTAGGGATACGCCTAAGTCAATCATGTAGGACAGTGAAAACGAAACCGTCCCGCCTGTTTTATAGGCGATTCGGATTAACCGTTTCGCCTCTTTTTTATGATCTACCATCCTAACGAATCCGTCCAAGCATCAAAAGCATCATCACCCATGCGCGCATTCAATTCATCGTATGTCATTCTAAATGCGGCGTTTGCTTCTTGAGTGTTTTTTGCGCGTAATTCAATCAAAGCGGCTTGAAGTTGTTTTGTAGTGAATTTTTGCATTTTTTCATTCTCCGTTGTGTTTGTGAACCCGATGAATGAAGTATATACACACAAATAAAACAATGCAAGGTTTATTTGTGTGTATATGTATTTACTTCGTCGACGTTGTTTTTCGAACCGTGTTGCGGTCGTAGGTCTTACGGATCATGCGTTCGTCGACGTGCCCCGTCGCGTTAATTATGTTCGTTTCGCCAACACTTACGCGTTCGGTGACAGACATTGGGCGCATGTCCTTAAGCGCGAAACGCTCAAAAGTGAGGTTTTCGGCTTTCGCCCTGGCTTCGCAATATTTCATTAAGCGCGTCCAAATCGTGCCCCACCCCGAGCGCGAATACTCTTGCCCCTCCGTGTTGCCGAAAACAAACATGCTCGCCGTTCTTTGCAGCGACAACGCTTCGTCGACCGCCGTCCGCAACGCTGGCGACCATTGCACAAGCTTATATTTTTGCACCTGGGTCGCTCGCTTTTTCCCAATTGGTATTTTTAAACCCTCGGCGGTGATCGATGCGCGCGTCATACTTCGCATTTCGCTCGGGCGGCTTGTTGTTAAGTAAGCAACGTAAAAGCAAAGCCCTAAAACGTGGTATTGTCCGCCGCGCTTGCGGGCTTCGCTTAACGCGAGTTCTAGGTGCGCGTCTTCGACTAGCTTCGTCGACGCCGTTGTCGGGTTGTACCTAATATCACGACAAGGGTTTTGCTCTAGTTCGCCGCGCGTCCTTGCGTATTCCAGAATCGCCGAAAGTAGGGCGATTTCCTTGTTCGCCTTCGCGGGGGCGCCGTTGTCGGCTCTCGCTGCTAGATACCCGTAAACGTGTTTCGTTTTGATTTGCTCGGGCAACATCGCCCCGAACACTTTCACCAGGTTTTTTGCTTCGGGCTTATTACCTTCCAACGTCGACGCGGCTTTGCGCCGTCCGTCGTTCGGCTTAAGGTTCTTTTGCCATAAGAAATATCGATCTACCAGGGAGGCAACCGTGCCCGCTTCGACGGCGTTGCCGTTTAGCATATCGGCACGGCGAACCGCTTCGGCGCGCTTCTCGGCAATGTCTCGCGCATCACCAGCGCGGGCGGCGAGGGTGAAAGCCCGCGTGTTGTCGGGTAATTTATAGTAAAAGCTTACTTTAAATTTGCCGTCGATCCGATACAGGCGGAACGGCATCCCGTCGGGTGATTTGCGTCGTCCGTTCATTTTCTCAATGCTCCGAAGTTCGGTTCGATTTCAGCGGCTTTCGCCTGGCTTGCCCCTATTTCGCCCATCATGCGCCCGTCGTGGTAACGCGTCAACACCTGGGGGAAGCCCGTCGCCGAGACCGTAAACACCCAATTATTCTTAATTAGCCAACGGCGAATCGCCGCGCGTTGGTTCGGCTTGAGGTCGGTTAGTTCCGACAATTGTGCGGCGGTTAGGTACATTCTTCTAGCCCTCAATCTCGCGGTGTAAGGTTTTGTTGTGTGCGATGTTGCCGCGAACGATTTCGTTTGCCTCGTCCATGATGCAGCGAAATTGATGTTTAGACATACGCTCGCGACAAATATCAATGAACGCCCCTGGGATAGATTCGGGTTTCTCCGACTTTCTTTTCACCCTTAACGCGCTCATTTGCTGTTGTAGTTCGAATTTTTCCGCACCTAGCTTTTTACGAAGTCCTTTGTCGGCGGTAGACCCCATCAAATACTCGATGCTTAACATCCGCAACTTAAGCGAATCGCGTCTTTCTTCTATTGTTAAAACCTTCGTTGGGTCTTCGCCCCCGCCGAGTAAGTCGAACCCTTTGCGGCTTCCCTTTGTCGAGTGGTTGCCGCTTCGGGTCTGAAATTGTTCGCTATTCGATTGGCTCTTTAACATTTCAACCCCCTAACAATCCAAAAGCACAACAGCGCCAAGAAACACGACCCAACCCGAGTGCGGGGGTGCCGAACGCGAGCCCGACAAGCCCCGCGACGACCAAGCCCGCCGCGCAAAATGTTTTTACGTTGTCGCGTTTCATCACTTAGCCCCTTCGAGTTCGATTAGCAAATCGAGAAAATGCCGCGCCTTTTTCAAATCAGCGATCCCGTTTTTATCGCGCCAACGGGTGACGTATTTAATGACACTACCTTCGGCAAACGGCAAGCCGTTCGCGTGGATATACTCGACGGGTTGAATTTTTAGCTTTTTGTAATGGTCGCCGCCTTCTTGCACTTGCAAAGCCGATTGCGGTTCGCTCGATACAAGCCCCTCTTGCTCGATAATTTTGTAAGAAACTATGCGAGACCAAGGAATCATGCCCGCGGTGTCTGCCGTCATCTCCCCGTCTGTGTCTTCCACCACGACAAAGGTGTCGGGCGGCAGCGGGTTTTGTTGCCCGCGGAATCGAATAAAGCCGTCGCCGAGTTTGTCGCTCGGGTCGACAAAGCGGCGCGCTTGGGCTTCTAGCAACCAATCCGCCCGAACGCCAAGCGCGACAGGGTCGAGCGCTTCGGGCATGGTGGTAATTTCTTGCGCGTCTTGGTCGAGGATATTCGCCTTCCACATAGCGCATTGCGGGCAAACGGTCTCGAACGTTTCGTCGTGCGTTTCGCAATGTGTCGCCGCGCGTTTCGCTTTGTCTTCGGCGATGCACTCGTCGCAATCGTCGGTAAAATTTAAAGCGTGGTGAATGCAAAATCCCATACCGTCGCGAATAATGTGGTGGTGTCTCATTTATAGCCCTTTCGTTTCATAGCGTCGAGCAAGATTTGTTCGACTTCTTTTTTCGTTGTTACGCGCTCTAACACCAATTCGTCGACGGTGTCTTTCGCGAGAATGTTATAAATAAAAGTCGGGCGGTCGTGTCCGCTTTGCGCTTGGCGAGTCGCCCCGATTCGTTCGATAAATTGCAAGCGGTTCTCTAAATTCCAATCAAGCGCGAAGAACGCAAGAATGTTCGTTATGTCTTGCAAACCGTCGATCCCGTGCCCCATGCTGGCAGGGTGCGCAATCCCGAGCGGCACCTCGCCGCGCTTGAACTTCGCCAATCCCTCGGGCGTCGACAGATTGACGGCGCCCTTAAATCGCTTAAGCAGTCGCGCCGCGTCGCTTTTGAAGTTGTACGCGCACAAAACAGGCATTCCGCCCGCTTCTTCGATAATCGATTCGAGAACATCGAATTTCGCGTCGTGGATTTCTTCCCAATCCTTCGCACCTTCGCCGACATACGCCGCGCCGTTCGCGATTTGCAAACACTTTTGCGTTTTGGCGGCGGCGTTAAACGCTTCGACTTCATGCCCCGACAACTCCATAAACATTTTTCTTTCCATGTCGTTGTAAAGTTGTTTAGCTTTTGCGGGCAAATCGACAAACAGGTTTGTGACGACGGGCTCGTGCAAGTCGAACCAATCGCGGGCATCAATCGCGATAGTGATGTCGGCGAGGGCTTTTTGTATTTGATCCTGGGCATATTCGTTCGGCAAAATACCGAACCCATCGAACGAGGTGCGGAACCAACGGGATTTGAAAGCGTCGAAGCTTTTACCCAAGCGCGCACCTTTGTCGACAAACCAGTTTTGACCCCAAAGGGCTTGTAAGCCGCGAGCGCTTGGCGTTCCCGTTAAATTCACATAGCGCTTAATCTTTGTGTGCGCGACACTCGCGAACGCCTTTGCGCGCTTGGTGCCTTGCCGCAAGCGGAACCCTGAAAGCTTCGAAGCTTCGTCGACGATCACCGTTTCGAAGTTCCAACGCTCGCCCATGGTCTCGATTAGCCATGGCAAATTCTCGAAATTGGTCGTGTAAATATCGGCACGGGTGCGAAGGGCTTCGCGGCGTTGCTTCTCGTTCCCGACAATCGGCACGACGCGCAAGTGTGCGAGGTGGTTCCACTTTGCCGCTTCATCTTTCCAGGTGTCGCGAGCAACGCGCAACGGGGCGACGACTAGCACGGGGGCATCTTCGACGAGAAAAAGGGCGTCGAGCGCGTTAAGCGTCGACACGGTCTTGCCCGTACCCATTCCCGCCCATACGTTGCACCGTGGATTGTCGAGAATGTGGTTTGTTATTAGTTCGCCGTAAGGGCGGGCGACGAAATCACGCGGCATTTTGCAAACCCCTTTTTCGTTTAATCATCGCGACCAATAGGTCGGCGGCTTCGTTCGAGTCAAGCAGGCAAACCCAGGCACCTTGATTTCGCATTCGTTTGTGTTCGCGCTCTTGGTGCGCTTCGAGCGTTTTGCCCGTTGCTTTAAGTTCCACGAACACGACAAACCCATTCATTAAAACAATGCGGTCGGGTGCGCCGCGGCGTCCTATCCACTTGACCTTGCGCACCTCGCCGCCCGCGGCTTTCACCTGGGCGACTAAGTATTTTTCGATTAGCGATTCGCGCATCGTTACCAACCCCGCGCAAGTTGGTTCTTAGTGACGATGCTCTCGCAATCGATTTGCGCGGCGCGTTTCATAATCTCGCGCTCGCGGTTTTGCACGTAGTCGCGCAATTGGTACACCGATTCGAGTTCGCGCACCAGGGCGCGGCGTTCGCGGCGCAATTTGCGAGCGCGTAAATAGGCTTTTATTTGCTTAATCATTTTTAGTTTGCTCCGTGTTGTATTTGCAGATTGCCCAATACAAGGTCTCCCATGCGTCGTGCCCTTGGGGCGAATCGTTCCATTTAAAAAGGCTGACAAGTAAATCGCCCTCGGCGTTAAATAGGCGGACGGCATTCGCCGCGATCATCAACTCGCGGGCGAAGTCGTCTTCGTGCCCTGGGTAAATCGCGCGAACCGCTTCGACGTTCGCTTGATAGCACTTGGTTTTCTTAATCGTTTTTAGCGTGTAGCGTTTCATCGTTAATCCTTCTTATATCGATAAGTTTCAAAGCCCGCAGCGGCGAGCGGCATGCCCTCCGCCCAATGCGGAACGGCGGCAAGCAATTCGCTTAGTTCGTCGCTCGAATAGTCGGCGGTGTCGGGTGTTTCGGTTAAAAGTTCGTCATGTACTGATAAAACAATTTCATAGCCCTTGTTCTCGATTTCGGGCATGTTCGCCGCCATGACATCGCGGGCGACGGCTTGGCAAACGTTCTCGAATAACTTGCCGCCGTAGGTTTGCAAGCGGCTCCATTTGCGCGAATATTGATTGACACCCATATAGGTAATTTTCTCTTTTTCAATCGCTGGCGACGGGTAGCAAATCGCACGACCCGAAGGCAAACCGATTCGCAACCAATTGCCGTCGCGGCGCACTTTCAACACCCGACAAATAAATGTTTTGCCTGGGCAGTCGATAGCGGCACGAACCGACGAATCGAGTTCTTTCCATAGCGACGCGATATTCGGGTGCGCTTCTCGCCATGCCAACTTAAACGACTCGCAAGTCAACCAAGCGCGTTCGGATAAGCCCAAAGCGCGGTCGGGGTCGCGGTTTTGTTTGCGGTGCCATTCGAGCATGATGTTTGCTTGACCCCACACATTCGGCGGGATAGCGCGGGCGGCTTTGGCGGCGAGTTCGTCCAAGTCGATACCATAAGCCGCCGCGAAGGTGACAAACGCCCCGACGCCGCCCTCATAACCTAGCGCCAATTCCTGAACCTTGCCGATTTGCCGTTGGTCTTTGGTGACGTCTTCGGGTGCAACGCCGAACGACTTCGAATAGGCTAGTTTGTACAAATCCGCGCCGATTCCCGCGTCGTAATCCCGAAACGCTTTAAGCTTCCAGGTTTCGCCCGCGAGCCAAGCTTGCACACGTCCCTCGATGTTCGATAAATCGGCAATGCAAAGCTTCTTGTTCTCGGGGGCGACGATGCACCCGCGAATGGCGCTCGATGTTAATTGCATGACGTTGTCGACGACTAGGTCGGCGCAATCGGCTTTGAGCGCTTCGATCCCGAAGTCGATTTCGTCTTGGTGCAAAGTCGGTCTCGGTAAATTTTGCGGTTGAAATAAGCGACCCGCCCATCGTCCGGTGCGACTTGCTCCGCAAAATTGCAGCAATCCACGCAAGCGACCGTCGCGGCTTGTTGCACGTTGCAAAGTGCGATATTTACTCGTCGAACTCGTCGACGCTTGCAAACGCACCTTAAGCAATTCGCGCAAGCCCATCGGTAAATCGGGGTCTTCGATGCGGCGTTCGAGTGTTGCCATTTGCATGTCAGGCAACGCGACGCCGTACTCCTCCAGGATATGCGCGAGCATGGCGTCGCGTTGCGTCGCGCTTTGCACCTGTCCGTTTGTCATTTCGACGGTGTCTTTCGCGAGCCCGACTTGTGCGCGATCTACACCCCGCACGGCGGCGTCGGCGAGTTCGAGGTCGATTGCGACGCCTCGGTCGTTAATGCGTTGGTCGAGGTGCCACAAATCAAGCTCGAAACCCTTGTAATTCCAAAGCGGCATTTTCTTATGGATTTCGCGCATTGCTTCGATGTCTTGGCGTGCGTATTCGACGAGCTCCGCCCATTGCTTCGGGTGGGTTTCGCGGGTGGCGCGGCGGATTTTGCTTTTCTTTGGGCGGGGTTTGCAAAACAACTGGATAAGCGCTTTGCCCGCTTTGTCTTTCGCTTTGTCCGCAGGAATACCAAGCGCGACGCACAAGTCGCCAAGCGCACCAGGCAAGCCGTGGGCGAGGGCTTGAACCATCGTATCGCGCCAACGCTCGGGGCGAGTGACGCACGACGGCAACACTTGCGCCCCTAAGACGGTGCGGTCGAAGTGCGAATTTTGCGCCCATAGTTCGGGCGCTTTTATAAGCGCATCGTACAAACGCGGGGGTGTCTTGCCGGATTCGTCCGTGCAATCCCAAACCGCGGCGGGCTCGTCGTCAATCGCCCAAGCAAAAAGCAATATTTCGACATTTTCCGCGTAAGCGTGTACACCGTTTTTAATCGGCGTTTCGCTGTACGTTTCAAGATCGAGCCACAATTTTTGCATGTTGAAAACCTCGTTAAATTTGTAAAATAATCCGTTGCCTAAAATTCAGGGTTCCACTTAACGCAGCGCCCCCGCATGCCGATTTCGAGCCCCCATGATGTACACGCGGGCGGGGTCTCGATTTCGTTTTAAGCCTGTTTAGCGCGTGGATTAGTCGCACCGAGAAGTGCGCCGCCCCGCTTAAACTGTTAAGCCAAGTCGTCGGCGGTTGCGCCTTCTTCGAGGTCGTCGAAGTCGTCTTCGCTTGCCGATTGACCGCCCGCAAACGCATCGCCGTCGCGGTTGAATTGAACACCCGCGAGCGAAGCATTAACGCGCTTGCCGTAGTTGTTATCTTGTGCCCACAATTCGAACACCGCATTCACATAACAGCCCGCGTAAATAATGCCGTCCGACTCCGTGACGGGTGATTTGTCGCGGTTCAATACGGTAGGGCGAACCGCGTTGCGGGCGGATATGTAGAGCATGTTTTCAAATCCCGCGTATTGGGCTTTCAAATCGCCGTCGTGCAATGCGGTCTTATCCGCGGCGCGCATCGCTTTAAGTTGTACGTCGGCTTTTGCGCCCCATTTGTCCTTGGCGACTTGCTCGATTGCCGCGTTAATTTCTTTCACTTGCGGGTCGTTCGGGTCGATCAAGAACGAAGCCGAAAAAGCGGGCTTGCCTTCACCCGCGACCGTCGTCGTCGCTTCGAATAAATTTGGGAATGCTAAACGCACGTTTTGAATACGAATTTTCATTTTCTGATGTCCTAAAAAGTTGAGGTTGGGAACTACGGGCGGACGCGACCGCTTTGTCGATTGCGTCCATTTTTCTAAAAGTTGAGCCTTCTACCAGCGACGCCATGACAAGCGCGTCGCGGATATGTGGCGGGAATACGTCGGCAATTTCCTTACGCAAGATCATCACCGACGGCGTCGAACATTTCTTCGGTGGGTGTTATCACCAGGGCGGGGCGCTTGTCGCTAACGGGGGCAACACTTGGCGCACCTGTCTTGCGACTAATAACTTCTTGCGCTTTTTCCCATCGTGACGGCGACCCCTTCAAAACCTTTTCCGCCGTGGTCGGTGAAATCAGTTTTTTGTCGTACATTTCATCGATCTTTAAGCGGAACGATTTCAAAAGCTTTTCGGCTTCTTCTTCGTCGCTCCAAGCGCGAGCCCCTTGCTTGCCCGCTACTAGCTTGTAACCTGGTACGTCTTCGCCCTTAAGCAAAGCCGATTCGGCACGGGCTCGCACCGCTTTTACAAAACCCTCGATCAAATCCGCAGCGCCGAGCAAGTTCGCTAAAACCTTGTTGTCGAACGTGCGTTCGCTGGCGGCTTCGAGCGCGGGGCGAAGCGGTTGCGTTAAGTCGACAAAGTCGTCGGTGATGATTTCGACGACGTGCTTCGCAATCGCAGGGCAAGCGCCTTTCGCTTTGCAAAAGCGGCATTGCGACTCGCCGACCGTCAAGCTTTCGGCGATTAGCTCGGGCGACTCGATGCAAGCTTGCGCAAGCTTCGCCGCGGCTTGGGCTTTGGCGCCAAAAGCCAAGAGTTCGTCGACCGTGCAATTCCATTCGCTTACATGGTGTAAGCGCGGTTGGTGTACGACCATACAAATATTTTTGAAGTCGCCTAACCATCCGAACTCATGCAAGCACCCCAGGGCGTAAAGTTGCAATTGCTCGTTGAACTCGGCGTCGACGCGAACGCCTTTGCCATATTTCAAATCAATAATGGTGATCGTGTCGCCCGATAGAATGACGGCGTCGCTCGTTCCGAATTGGTCGGGGATGCCGACAAAGATCGAGAACTCGACACGTTGCTCGACCATGAGTTCGCCGCCCTGGGCGTACCCGTGAACGAGGTCGATGTAGTCTTGCACGTAGTCGACCATTTCGTCGGTTAGCTTCACCGAACGCGTTATGCCGTGGTCGTCAAAGGTGAACGTTTCACCCGTAGAGCGCTTCTTGCCCGATTCGAGAACGTAAGCGGCGAGGGCGTGGGCGGCGGTGCCTTCCTGGGCGAACTCGCTCCCTTTATCCTCGAATTTCGATTCGAGGGCGAGCGATCCCGCGCAAGACATCCAACGGTGCGCGCCGCTTGGGGAAAATTTAGCGTGTTGGCTCATGCTTGCACCAATTCGCCGTTTGTTACGCGATACCAGGTATCGGCGACAATGTTTTCGCCCTCAATACCAACCGCGACGCGCAGTTTTTCGTTATCGTCCAAGAAAGGAAGTGCAAAAACGCCGCCGACACCAACTTTCGCACGACCATTTATGCCCGCGACCATAGCGATCGTTTTTTCGCCTTTTGCTTCTGCCGTGCTGGAATAACCCGACGATGCTGCCGTGCTGTAATTACCCGACGATGCTGCCGTGCTGGAATAACCCGACGATGCTGCCGTGCTGGAATAACCCGACGATGCTGCCTTGCTGTAATTACCCGACGATGCTGCCGTGCTGGAATAACCCGACGATGCTGCCGTGCTGGATTCACCCGACGATGCTGCCGTGCTGGATTCACCCGACGATGCTGCCTTGCTGTAATTACCCGACGATGCTGCCGTGCTGGAATAACCCGACGATGCTGCCGTGCTGGAATAACCCGACGATGCTGCCGTGCTGGATTCACCCGACGATGCTGCCTTGCTGGAATAACCCGACGATGCTGCCTTGCTGTAATTACCCGACGATGCTGCCGTGCTGGAATAACCCGACGCGCTTTGCTCCGCGCCTTCGGTTTCTTTCAAGGTGGCTTTTACCGTGTCGTCCGTATAGCTCGCGATGTTTTCAGGTGAAACGACGAACGATTCAAAAACGCGGTTTGTCAACCAATTAGAATCGTCGTATCGATGCTCCGCACGAAGCGCGGTGTTAATTTCCGCGATGTCACCGCCTTGCGGGAAGTTTTTCAGAAACCACTGGAAGCCGTCGGCGCACGGGTTCCAACTTTTTAAAAGGTCTTTATCGAGTTTCATGTTTTCACCCGCCTTAAGCCGTGAACAATACCAACGCTTCGGCATATTGTTCGGGTTTTAAATCGGTGCCCTTCGCGACACCCAGGGAAGCAAGCGCGGCGATTGCTTTTTCGCGCCCGTTCGCTTGTTGGAAAGCGACAATCGCTTTTTTCAGTTCCTCGTATGTAACGACTTCGACCTTTGCTTCGACGGACTTCCCTGCGACGTCGGCTTGTGTTTCCGTTTTCGCGGTTAAATTAGTCTTATGGGCGGGTGCCGTTTCGCTTTTTGCCGTTTTCGTTTCGGTCTTGGCGACTTTCGTGTCGACGACGGTGTCGACGTGTGCCGTCAATGCCAGGGCGGCACGGTCGGTTGTGAAAAGGTTTTTCAAATAAGCCGCGAGTGATTCGACGGCGGCGGTGTTCTCTTTAATGGCTAGTTCTAAACTCATGTTTGCACCTGTTAAGTGTTAGGGGTTGAAAATTTCGTGGTTTTTACATTGGCGGCGATTTCTGCCAGGGCTTCGAGCGATATTTGCAAGTCGTCGATGTCCTTGTGGTTATGCTCCGCGAGCAAGTCGCGAATCTGTTTTGCGAAGATCAAATCGGCGGCGATTGACTCCGCGTTAAGCGCTTCGGCGTCGATGTATTCAAGCACTGGCGACAAGTCGCGCAATGTTTCCGAGTGACTTTCGAAACGTGCAAGCAATTCGATTTCGAGGTCGGTCGACGTTAATTTGTCGAGACCGTTGTCGACGTGGCGAATCAATTCGGCGTCGGACAATAAAGAGAGGTTTGTGTGTTGGTGGTTGCTCATGGCGTTACACTCCTTGGTTACGAGAGAGGAAACGCGCGGATGAACACCATTTGGTCTTTAGGTAATTACCGAAGCCGTCATCCACGTAGACGGCACCGCCGTAGTAGATGCCGCCGATACTCCATGTTATTTTTAGACGCGGTGCTAGTATTTGGTCGTGTAGATACATCGCCTTACCTCTCTGCTTTGTTTTATAAGGTTGTTTTTCTTGCTTAAAACAACTTTAGATCAAAATTCAGATGTTGTAAAGCCTTTTGGTTGTATAAATTCGTTTTAGTCGAAAAAAAACCGCCCGAAGGCGGTTTGTATGTTTTTGTAATGTGTGGTTTTCTGTTACTTTGCTTTCACATGCTTGTGCCACTCTTGAATCGACATTATGGTTTCGATTGCGTCTTGGACGTTCCTAACCCTTTCGATCTGGACTCCTAGCATGCTGGCTTCTGCGTCGTGGGTTTTTAAAATCCGCTCACCTAGCCTTAAGGTAATTCTAGATTCTGGTAAAGGCTCGTCCTCTATCGCGATGACGTAATACCCTCTATCGTCTTGTTTCCATGCCCTGTAGCTGGCGAGGTGGTACGCTTCTTGAAGTATGTAGTTTGGGTTCCACGATGTACAGATCACGAAAACAAAGTTAGCGTTTTCGAAGTCGGTGTCCCATTGCACCCCAGACGGGGTGCGGGTTTGCACATCAATGCTACACCCTTCAATATTGGCCGCCGCGAACTCCTTGATGCTATCAACTTTTACCGGCGATCTTCCAATGTCTTCTAAGCTATTGTTCACCGCTTTTAGCAAAGCGCGTTTGTGATCCTCTGAGATTTCATTGCTTTGCGTCTCGCTTTTTACATCTCTTACGTGAATTTTTGCCTCAACGGATTCTATGAGTTTTTCCCGTAAGGTTGAAACTGGGACGCCTAGAGCACCAGAAAGCGAGTGTAGATTTTCAACTGTTGGGCGATTACTTCCCGATTCCCACACTCCTATCGATGTTTGGGATACGCCGCAAAGGTCGCCCAGCATCTTTTGCGTCAACCCTTTATCAATGCGCAAAGCTTTGATATACGTGCCTAGTGGGTTTTCAATCATGTTGCCAGTGATCGCCATATATTCCTCGTTTAAAGATATTTACACGTTAGCGTCGGGGGTGACGCGGCTTTACATGTAAATACTAGTTAATGCTTGTGTTAGGTCGCATTATATTAGGTAATTATGAAAAGGCAATAAAACTCCTTCGGTAATAATTTATTGGTTTTAACGATTAATAGGTTGTACAATACTTTTTAAAGTTTTATTCGTTAGAAAGGAAAGTACAAAATGGAACAGACAATACTTAATCAAGAAACCCCAAATACAACAGGCATCGAAGACGCAATCGCGCTCGCGGGCACCCAGGACTTGTTATCCGAAGCCCTGGGCGTATCGCAGCAAGCCGTGAGCGGGTGGCTTAAGCAAGGTTGGACGCCCCTTGACCGTGCAATCGAAATCGAAGCGCAATTCGGCGTACCCCGCGCCCGCTTAGTTAGCCCGCGCATTCGTTCCGCGTTCGCTACGGTCGACCTATAAGGGGCTCGGCGTGATGACAGCGGACACCCCAATAATTCGACCGTTTGACGGTCGAGCGATCCCCGAATCGCTCAAAGCACAAAAACGTTGGGCACCTTGGCGGGCGGTACTCAATGAGAAAAAAGGGAAGTTCGACAAAATCCCTCATTCGCCGACTAATCCCGAGTTCGGTATCTCGACCGCCAAGCCCGAACGGTGGGGCACTTATGCCCAAGCGCTCAAAGCGTACAAAGCAAACCCGACCAAGTTCGCGGGCGTTGGGTACGTGATGACGAACCCCCATGGTGTCGTCGGTGTCGATCTTGATAACTGCGTCGCGGGCGGTGTTGTTGCGCCCTGGGCGCAAGACATTGTCGACAAGCTTGCGAGTTATACCGAGTTAAGCCCAAGCGGTCGGGGTTTGCGAATCCTGGCATCGGGCGAAATTCCCGACGATTGGAACAATCACGACATTGGCGTCGAAATCTACGCGGGCAACGAAGCGCGCTTCTTGACCGTAACAGGTGAACACCTCCCAGGAACACCGACGGACGTTTGCGCACCCGCCGCCGCGCTATTTGCCGAACTCTCGACGCAATACGCGAAAGAGCGCAAGAAGGCGGACGTTATCGACTTGAACATGCCCGACGTTCTCGACGATTTCATGTTGCCCGACTTGTCCGGTCTTGATTTGCCTTACCAGGTGAAAGACTTCTTAATCGAAGGTTTGCACAGTGGCGACCGCTCCCGCGCGGTGTTCGCTTCGGCGGTCGCGCTTTACTCGGCGGGTTTGCCCGACGACGAAGTGTTCTCGATCCTGGCGTCGAACGAGTACGTGATGGAAATTGCGCTCGATCATCGCCGCCAAGATCACGACCGCGCAATGTTATATGTATGGCGCGAAATGTGTTGCAAGGGGCGCGGTCGTGCACTCGAACTCGCTTCGCTTCGGGTGGACGAGTTCGACGACCTAGGCGGCGGGGTTCCCGATACCCCAGCGCCAAAAGCGACGGGCACAGTCGCCGACGATTTCGACGTGGTCGACACCCCACCAGGCGAATTAAAAAAGATTGCGCAAGCGGTTCGCTTCCAGGTGCAAAGCGCGTCGCAATTTCTCACCCGTCGAGCCCCGCAATGGATCATTAAAGGCGTGATGCCCCGCGCCGAGTTAATGGTCGTCTTCGGCGATTCGGGCTCGGGCAAATCTTTTTTCGTCTTCGATATGCTCGGGGCAATCGCTCGCGGCGACGAATGGCGCGGCAAGAAGGTCGCGAAGGGTCGGGCGGTCTACATCGCCGCCGAAGGTGCGGGCGGGTGCCGCAATCGCCTTAAGGCTTATTGCGAGTTTAACGGGGTCGCCCCGGACGCGCTCGACATCGGCATCATCGCGGAAGCTCCAAACCTTATGGAAAAGACCGACATTAAAGACCTGATACTCGCGCTTCGTGCGTTCGGCAAGGTCGACGTGATCGTGGTCGACACCTTTGCGCAAAGCTTCCAGGGCAACGAGAACAGCGGCGAGGACGTATCGCGAGCCCTTGCGCATTGCAAAGCGCTACACCGCGCGACGGGTGCGTTAATCGTGCTTATCAGTCACACGGGTAAGGATGCGAGTCGCGGTGTGCGGGGGTGGTCGGGTTTGCGTGGTGCAGCGGACGCACAAATAGAAGTTATTCGCAACGGTGACGAGCGGGCGGCGGTGATCGATAAGCAAAAAGACGGCAGCGGTGAAGGCGATCAATTCGGCTTTAAGTTGAACATTGTCGAAATCGGCGAGGACGAAGACGGCGAGACAATCACAAGTTGCGTGATCCAAGCGGGCGACAACAAAGCGGCGGCGCAAGTCGCCCAGGACAAGAAAGCGGGCGGCGAAGGGCTTAAGGGGAACCAGAAAGTCGCTCTCGAAGTGGTGACGGGCATTTGTGAAACAGCGGGCGAACCAGTCGAAGAAAGCACCCTACTAAACGCGATTGTCTTAAAACTTGCGCTAGTGAACCCCGACGCAAGCCCGAAGCACCGAAAACAACGCGCAAAAGAAGCGCTCGAAACCTTGGTGAAGTCGGAAATTTTAGCGTTCGAAAACGACAAATACTTTCCCGTTTCCCGTTTCCCGCCGAATCCCGTCGGGAATTAAACGGGAAAAACCCCTAATTTCGTTCCCGCCCGCTCGCTCTCTTTATAAGAGAGCGGGAAGCGGGAAAAGAGGGGCGGGATATTTGAGCGGACAATTAACTTTTATATATGGGTGATATTTTGGAAAATGCGAGCGGTGATAATTTGCAAGTTTTTGCAAAAAACGGGCAGGTGTGGAAATGCGTCGGTTCGGAACCCTACAAGCGGAAAGATGGAACCGAAACGACTTTGCGGGTTTGGGTGTCGGGGTGCGCGGTGTGTGGTTGCGAAATCAAAGTAAAAACACCAGGCAAGACAACCAGTGAAGAAGGGACACAAAGCTTCGCGCGAAAACACTGTGAAGCGCACAAGCTATCAAAAGTCGAATCGTCTTTGATTTGGCAACAAGCGATTAAAAAATCTCGGGACTTAAAGAAAGCAAAGGTGTAAAAAATGACGATACAAGCAAACGACAGCATTAACTTAGACCGGATTAAAGACCGCTTGCGCGAACGCGCGTTTTTCTACAAAGATCGAAACGAGGGTGGTTTTCCGCGTTCGGTCTCTTTTGCGAACGAGCGGGTGCAAACGAGCAACCGGAACACCGACACGTTCGTCGCGCAAGAAGTACCCGCGCATATCAAAACGCTTGATAAGTTGATCGACGGTATTTCGACATACTATCGACAAGTGTTGGTGATGGAGTACAGCGACAACCGCCCGCAAAAGTCGAAAGCCCAGGTACTAGGCATTACGCGCGAAGTGTACTCGGAACGTTTAAAGCACATGTACATTCAACTCGACTATGCGCTTTTCGGTAATCACCAGAGCGACGCCGAGGTGCGGGCGAGCGACTACCGCTTGGCGTATCGTCTTTGTGCGAGGTCTGAATGAGAAAGCCTAATCCTGCGTTAAAGGCGATTGATGAAAACGTCGCCGCCGCGGTCGCCGCTTTGCGTGGTCTAGCCGACCGGATAGAGCGGGGCGACGCGCGATTACACACGATAAGCCTGGGTGTCGAGCCCGAATACGAGACGATTCGATTCAACCCGATTAGCGAACCCCCCGGCGTAAGGCGTCAATACGTGGCTAGTTATGCGCGGACGCTGTCCCTTACCTACAGCGAAAGAACCCCGCCGACCGTCGAATATAGGCTAGAAGACTTTACGCAAGGATAGACACCGCGAGCCCCTCAAGATACAGTCGTGCTTTTATGTAAACTCTTGGGGGCGGTATGCTGAAACACCTTTTTGTCGTTGGTCTTGTTCTATCCTCGGGCGCGGCGTTCGCGCAAAAACAAATCGATTGCTCGAAGTTGTCGCCTGCCGAGTTGCGAATGGTCGAAGACCCGAAGAAATCATGCGGCAAAGCCAAGCCGAAGAAAGAACCCGAAGTCGATTGGGAAATGCAGAAAGCCTGGGCGGACGCAAAGAAAGTAATCATTAACACTTTCAAGCACCCGACCGAGGTGCAATTTCGAAACGTTAAAGGAACGTTCAAAAGTGGGGTTTTTTGCGGCGAGGCGAACGGGGCTCGGGCGTACAACGGAAACGAGGGTTTTAAAATCTTTTTCTACATGGCGGGGCAAAAGCCCGCCTTTAAGTTCGAAGATGACAAAGATTTTAATGCGTCGCAATTTGCAAAAGTTTGCACGGGCGAAGCGTTCGAGTTATTCCCTGTAAAAACATAACAATCATTCGATAGTAATTTGTGCCACAAAATAGGCTTTGCAAAGTTGTGCCACAAAAGATACCATCTTTTCGCTAGTGTTGAGTTTTGCGCACTAAACAAACACGAACCCCGCCGAGTGCGGGGTTTTTTCGTTTTAACGGTTGCCGAGTCTTGCACCTAATCGCACTTAACACGACAGCGCAACGAACGCGCAACCGTTAAAAACTACATGGCATTAACAACGATCAAAGCGCGAATCGGCGCAACAAGCGTTTCGCGCGTTAAAACGCTCGACACAAAAGCGGGTGCGACACCCCGCGAAAGCGGTCGCCCGTGGATGCGCAAGCGCGAATCGGTATTGCTTGCAACGAATTGCATGTGTGCAAATGGATGCGGGCGAGTAGCCGACGAAGTGGATCACGACACGCCGCTCGAACAGGGCGGTTCGAACGAGTTGTCGAACCTTCGCGGATTATGCAAGGAATGCCACGCAGAGAAGACGAAGCGCGAAGCTAAGGCGCGGCACGGGAAATTTTAGATCGTCGATCCTGGCGCGTTTTGGCAAGGCACAGGGCTATCGGCGACGGGGGCGGGGTAAAAGTACAGAGAACGGCGGGACTGGAAACCGACCGTTCCTTTCCCTTC